TTAATTTAGGACTATATACAATCATGCGGAATTAGTATAATGGCATTACAAGAGGTTTCCAACCTCATGACGGGAGTTCGATTCTCTCATTCCGCTCCAAACACACACCCCCCGCACTAGGCGGGGGTTTTATTATTAAGGGTATCATCATGATTGATTGTATTGAGACTAACACATACTCGTTAGGGATATTGGGTCGTTCAGCATCACGTAGTTTTGCTAACTACATTTCCCGATATTACTTTGACTATGTGTGGGAACAATATCGTAACGTTCAGTTAGCTGTAGAGAACACTGACCTAAAGTACCCGTCACACCACCCTTACACATGGATAACCGTTGATGACTTCAATGACTGTAATGCTTTAGTCTTAGACCCACCAACCATAATGGTAGTACGTGATCCGATAGACCGAGCAAGAAGTGGTTCTGGTGTGAACTACGAACCTGTGTTTCACGGTGCGCCAATATTAACTGAGATCGATTGGGATGGTATAGACTACATCATTCCGTTCGAAGACCTAGAGTTGTACATAGGTCAGACTCAGTGGTCTAATACAGATAACATGACAATTAATCCACGATCCTCTAAGGAAGAACGGTACGCAAAGGAATCTGATAGGGGTTCTTTCTATCAAGCACTTGGTATAGAACCCTACGCGAATATTATTAAGGAGTGGAAGGTTGAGGATTATGACTATGATGCAGAGATTAAGTGTTATGAAAACGTTCTACAGAACAAGAAACAACTACCACCAGAACTGTGGAAGAGCTTAGTCAGAGATACCGTGTGGTGTAACATACCATCTAAACATCTAAAACTTATGTAAACAAATCGGGGGACTCCATGTCCCCCTTTTTTATTCTTATTCCTTTGGTTCGGTCTTAGCGGTTCCGGTCTTAACTGCAACATCTTTAATTAGATTAGAAGTTACGTCAAGAAAACCTGCGGTAATACCGAAAGTGTCTGAACCAACACCCTTGATAATTCCACCAGCGCCATCTACTGTCGCATCAACTGTACTACAAGCAGTCAAGAACAACATGGCAGATATGATTAAAAGTCTCATATCAATCTCCTGTTGGTGTCTTTCCGATTGTGGGTTCCTTTCCACTGGTGCGGTGCGTACCACATGATACGCAGAACGTCTTCCATGCATGTATTTATACATATAAAAAAAGGGTCTCCGAAGAGACCCTTAAAGAACGGTGAGTTACCTCACTCTTCTTATTACAGACTTATGTCAAGATGTTAGTAACCTTGAAGATTCTGTAGTACTGGTTAGTCTTAACAGTAGCAAGACCGTCCGAAGGTGCAGCACCAACGAATGGGTTAGATGCCATACCATAACGAGTTTTGAACCCGATACGTGGTTGGAAGTCATCTTCGCCAACAGCTTTAACCATTTGTAATGGTACATATGGGCAGTAGAATACACCGCTGTCATATGGGTTAGTACCCTTATAACCAACAGTTACATAGTCTACGTTGGCATATGGATCAATGTACACACGAATGCGTCCATTCAACAAACCAGCAAAAGTGTTACCAGTATCATCAACCTGAAGGTTGTTGTTGATAGCAGGAGCATAGTCCAAAGTACCGGCAGCAGCAAGTGCAGTAGCAACATCTGAAGAACAGATTACTACGTTACCTTTACCACGGCGAGTTTCTTTAGCAATGACGTTACACTCACGATCAATCTGAACACCAAGACCTTTGAACTTCTCAGCAGACCAACGACCATCAGTGTCAGCAGACATATTAAAGATACCTTTAGCGGTAACGTTAGACTGTTGAGCACCAGTTTTTGCTTGGGTGTTGATAGTACGAATTACTTCGCGGTTGATTTCAGCAAGAATCTCAGTAGACAAGATGTTTGCCAACTCAGTTTCTGCGTCTAGACCGTGGATTGCTTTAAGGTCTTGAGCAAGTTCAAGCGTGTATTCTGCTTTAAGTGCACGTGACTTAGCAGTAACAGTTTGACGTTCGATGGTGAAACCCATCTCGTTGAACGCTGAACCACCAGTAGCACCAAGTGCTTCTGCGTCTACAGTTGGCATTCCGCCAGCAGCAAGACCAGTTAGACGAGCACCTTGTGAGTCAATTCCGTTCCAACCAGAAGCGTTGTCAGAATCGTGAGTACCAGAACTATCACCAGAGAACTGAGTCTCAGCTTCGTTGAATAGTGCTTCACGGTTAGTAGTTGCTCCACCCTTATAACGTGACTTCATCGCGAAGATGAGACCAGTTGGGCCGTTCATTGGTTGTACACCACATACATCGTATGCGATTAGGTTAGGCATTGCACGGCGAACCAGTGAAATTAATACTGGGTTGAAGTTGTTTACAGAACCAGTGTTGTTAGCAGCAGATGCAGCATTCTCGCTTAAGAATCCCATTGCAGATTCGCTCTGCTCCATCATTGCCTTTTCTTGGTTCTCTAGGATTGCAGCAGTAACTGAACGCTTGTGATTGTCTGTAATAGCACCACAAGACGCTTCGTTAAGGACTGGAGCCCATTTTTCCATTAAACTATCGTAAGATTGCATTGTATTTTTCCTTAATATTTAGGTGTTGTTTTGCGAATTGCAGAGAGGTAACCTTCCATTACAGATGATACTTCGACTTCTTGATCAGCATCTTCTACAATTTGTTCTACTTCTTCGCTATTAGCGATTTCTTTGGTGAAGTACGACTCTACAACAGTCTTAACTTTGGCAGCGAAAGAATCTTCGTCTTCAAAATCAATACTCTCTACGAGTGACTTCAATTTAACTACTTGAGTCTCTGCAAGGTCACGAGACGCTTCACGGATTACTGTGTCACGCTTGTATACTTCCAGTTCCTCAGTTGTATTAATAACTTTCTGAGTTGTTTCATTGAGAGTTTTCTCAAGTTGTTCAACAGATTCAGCAAGTTCGTCAACTAGGTCAACTTTGGATTGAGGTACGTCAATGTAAGACTCAGTAAATAAGTCCTTCATCTTGTCCATGAAAGTCTCGGCAATTTCAGTACGGAGACCGTTCTGGATTGCAATTTGATTTTCTTCCATCCAAGATTCAACTACATAGTTCAGGTAGCTGTCTACTTTCTCTACAAGGTCTGCTTTAGTAGAAGATACTTCTTCTGCCAACTCTTCCTTGTACTGCGCTTCCATACGGTCTACTTCTTCAGACAGTTTAGATTTTACAGCTGATTCAAAGATTATTGCGGTTTTAGCTTTAAACTCATCACTGAGTGTTGCTTCAGACTCGACTAGTGCGTTCAATTCAGCAGTAGTGTCAATCTGTGTTTCCACGATTGCATCCACATTATCCATATCTACTGATTCGTTTTTGTTATAACTTGCATACATGCTTTGCATGTCTAATTTAGACATCCCCAACATTTTGTTAGTCATAGCACTAATCATACCCGCTTTGGTCTTTGGAACCGGAGCTTTCTTTGTAGCTTTCGCTGCTTTGTCTATAGACGCAATTGATTCTTCTTCGTCTGTAGCATTAGCATCGACTGCTGCTTCTTCGAGAGTTTCTTCCACGATACCGTTAATATCATCGCGGAGTTCAATCTCTGAGTTACTTAGTTCAGTCATGTTTGACTCCTTAAATACTAGATTTAATTAACGAGAGGAAATTTTTGAACTCTCGAACACTTGTCTCATACAAGACAGTTTTCGGAGCAGTTTTAATTTCAGTCTCCATTTTTTCAATGACTTGAGGGGAAAGAATGCCGTTATTCCAAACCCAATCTACACCTTCCATGATACCATTAACAAAGGCTTCAGGTGCGGAGGGGTCTTGTACGATGTCAACTGTACTAAGAATGAAGTCGTCTTTAACGACCATTGCGCCATTTCTATTCTCAAGGCTACCCATACCACGAGTTGACACACCTAGTTGAACACCACCTTCAAGAAGACCTTTTACAATCCTACCCATTGGAGTATCCAATATTTGTGCCTTTCCAACCACATCATTTCCGTTAAACTTCAACTCGGTGATGAGGTGTGAAACTTTATCCAAGTTAACTGTCGGGCCTTCAGGGTGATTTAACTCACCTACTGCGCGTTTCTTGTTAACCTGTTCTGTAACATACTTACCTACTGCCCGTTCCATAATTGCTTTGGGGTAGATACGTCCATTACGATTCTTTGTGTCTGCTTGTGCGAAAACGCCTTCGATCACGTATGATTTCTCACCGTTCTCTTTCTTCTCTATTAAACATTTTAGAGTGTCGTTTTCTGTAAACTCAGTAATAAGTTTCATTAAGTTAATTCCTTGATTACTTTAGTTGCAGACTTTTCTGCGTCTTTTTGGGATTTGAAAGCGTCTAGTTTATCACCATCAATATACACCACAAAGGGCAAACTACCCGTGTCCTTAACTATAAGAACAGGGATACCATTTATTTTCTTTTTTAAGACCACGTCACCTTTCGGTTGTTTGGTCTTTAATTCTAATAGAATTGTTTTATAAGATTTCATAGTATTATTTATAAGAATTAGAATTTATAAACTGAATTAATCTTCGTCTTCATCGTCTAGTTCAGCAATAACTTCTTCTTCTTCGTCTTCCTCTTCGATATCTATCTCTTCGATATCAGAGTCATCCTCGACTTCATCGTCATTAAACATAGCTTGTGCAACTGCAATACGTTGTGCTTCCAGTGCGTCAGCCATCTTACTTTGGATAAGACTTTGGAACGATCCCTCAGCGCTGTTTAGTTCGCCATCGGTGATGTTATTAATCAGTTCCTGTACCGCAGATACTTCTACTACTTCACCTTCTGAATTTTCTACTTCACTCATTCTACTTCCTCATCGTCTTCGTCTACGGTTGCGTTCTCACCTTCGACTTGTTTTTTCATTTCTTCAATGTCTTCGTCAGACATCATCATTACGTTCTTCATTGCCCACTCACGTGAGAAATACTCACCCACATACTGA